AATATCTCTTAGACTTATGGAGACAACTGTCATTCGAATACACTTATCGATATGGTAAGGTTCATGAAACATATAGGAAACTTGCAGTAGTGTTATCTGATGTTCCTAAAAACATTCCTAAAGAAAAATTTACTGCACCACCACCAGCAATGCCTGACGATTGTAAAGAAAAAAATGTTATCGAAGCATACCATAAATACTATCGTCTTTACAAAAAAGATTTTGCAAAGTGGACTAATAGACCAGTTCCTAGTTTTATGAATTATGCCTAGATACGATTTTTTAAATAATGAAACGGGTGAGATTGAAGAACACTTCATGTCTTACACTAAGTTAGATGAATTCAAAGCAGACAACCCACATCTAAAACAACAAGTATCTGCACCAAATATTGTGGGTGGAACTGGTGATAGGGTTAAGAGAGACGCTGGTATGAATGAGGTTCTATCTCGAATTGCAGAGAAACACCCTAACTCTAAACTTGCAGATTCCCACGGAAACAAATCAATCAAAGATATCAAGACAAAACAAATTGTCAAAAAGCATATAGACAAACAGAGCAAAACAAAGTAAACTAATATTATGACTCAAGTGAGAACTCAACTTTACGAGTTGCATGAACTCGAAGATATTCAATTGAATACTATTCAAGAAGATGGTAAAAGATTCTATGTAGATTCAAATGGTGAAAGATATCCGAGTGTAACTACTGTTACTAGTCTGCTTACAAGAGACCACATTAAGTTATGGAAGCAGAGAGTGGGTGAAGAAACTGCAAATAAGATATCTTCACAAGCTGCAAAACGAGGAACCAGTTTCCACAAACATGTAGAGGATTATCTAAGAAAAGAAAAACCCTTTATTGAGTTCGATAACATTCTTCAAGAAGGAATGTTCAAAGCAGTTCAACCAGTTTTAGATGAAGTCATTCCAATTGCATTAGAAGCTCCACTATGGAGTCCTAATCTTAAAATGGCAGGACGAGTAGATTGTGTAGGTCTGTTCGATGAAGAGTTATGTATTATAGATTTCAAATCGAGTGCAAAGTATAAAGAAGAAAAATATGCCAAACCATGGTTTGTGCAAATGACAGCTTATGCACTTATGGTAGAAGAACTAACGGGGAAACCAATTGAGGCTTGTCATGCATTCGTGGCTATCGAAGGACACAATGCGTTTCAAATGTTCACTTGCCACCCTTTAGATTATATCGATGAACTTGTTGACTTGAGAAATCGATATAGAAATTTATATGGAGTATAGTATGGAAATTGAAGTCGGAAAGGAATATACGATTTATCCTAAGTTTAAGAAATCGTATGTAGAGCGTGAAGTGTTCAAAGATAACGATAGTGAAGACAGAATTGTTATTGAAACACTTTGGAGAAGTGGTGCTTATATCGTTAAGGTATTAGACGAAGATGATAAAGAACTGTTAGAAGGTTATATGTCAGAAGATGCACAAGGTGATATGGAACCCGAAGAGTTTTCTGAAAACGAATTCGTAGAATCATTTGATGGTTGTGGTATGGATGTTTATATCCATCTTGCAGAAGGAAGTGAGAGAGACGCAGAAGAGTTGGAAGAAACTATTTACGAAGAAGGGCATGATTGGATTTGGGAAAACAACTTCGACCATTGGGATACAGAACACTTCTTTGGTTTACCTTTACAAGTAGACCCAGTTGATTCAGATAACAGATATAACTTGAGGTTTTAATATGGCAGATTTCTATGATGAAGAAAAGTTTACTCTAAAACAAGATTGGAACTGGAGTAAAATTATTAACAAGGGTGATGATTGGATTCACCAACAAGCATACGATAGTGCATATGACAATATGTTAGAGTATCTTGAAATAGGAAGTGAAGAAGACCTAACTAAGGAACTCTTACAAGAGTGTGAAACATTAATTGATTACTTAGAAGCACCTTATGATAAAGGTGGTCAAGGTATGGATATGAATGGCCATAGTTCAACATACTATGCATACTATAGAGTCATGCAAGATTGGATAGAGAACTTTGACTATGATAACTAGAAAAGAATTTACTGAACAAGTAGAGAAACTACTATCAAAACCTAAAGCAGCTAGTGATGTCATGAGTGCAATCATTAGAGTTTGTGAAGTGAACAATATTGAACCCGAAAGTGCAAAGAGATTATTGTCTCAACCACTAAAGGAAAAACTAGAAGCAGAAGCAACTAGATTGAATATGATAAACCGAGGACAAAACAGTCAAGGTTCTATCACTAAATTTTTTGAGGAATAATTATGGAAGTAGGAGATATCGTAGCAGTTAATACACCCGTAGGTGAATATGTCGGAGAACTTATATCATTCGAAGGTGATGTTATACTTAAGAAGCCTAGACTGATTCTATTCAATCCCGATGATGGGAAGATGGGATTTGCAAAAGGTATATCTATTGCAAGTGAAGAGAATCCCGAAGAAGTAGTATTCAGAACATTTACATTTACAACTACTTGTAATCAAGACATTGTGAATGCATATGAACAATACAACTCTTCACTTATAGTGCCTAAGAGTAAGAAGATTGTTGTTTAATGACAAGTAGAGAAGGATATGATGCATATACATTATACCTTGGAATTAAACTCCATTTCCATTCCAAGGATTATGACTTCATCCGTTATAACGGGAAAGTCAAAGCAGACATTAAATCTTTCTTAAAAAGAAAAGACAAGTATCACTTTGGTAAGTTATTTAAAACTTACAAACAAGAGTTGCAAGATTTCTATATTGCAAACTTGTCAGTGAAAGACCAATGGGCTGGAGACTTACTCTCTAATGAAGCTGATAAGGTCTATAGGGAATGGAAGAAAAGAAATCAGAAACTATCCTATCTTTTCAAAACAGAAGTATCTGATTTACTAAACAAACATACTATACAACAATTGTTACAAGTAAAGAACGGACAACATCCAGCATTACTCAAAGAGTATCTTGCAAAGAATGTATCCTTAGAGACTATAACAATTATGGACGAGGTGGTAGGATTTACAAAAGACTGGGAGAAACTCGTGTCCGAGAAAATAGTCTACCCCGATGTCCACACGAAGATAAACAAATACAAGAGTTTTATAAGTGTTGATAGGAGTGTATATAAGAAAGTTTTATTGGAATTATGTAGCTAATATAGTGGTTCCTAATGAGAACATTATTATGTATAAAAAAGAAAAGCCTAACAACAAATTTATATAAATATAATGGTAAAAATCAAAAACCCTCTAGTCAGAGTTGATGGTATTTACTATAATAGGAGTATAGGAACTAAGGTTTCTATGCAAAGATAAAATGCAATACAATGTAATACAAGGAGAATACAATGTCAGCATCATTAGATAAACTAAGGGCAGCAATGGAATCTGCCTCTCCAACTCAAGGAGAAAAAAAGTCCTATTCCGATGAACGATACTGGAAACCTGAACTTGATAAATCAGGTAATGGTTATGCAGTAATTCGTTTTCTACCAACACCCGAAGGAGAAGAAATGCCATGGGTCTCATATTGGGATCACGGATTTCAAGGGCCTGGCGGATGGTATATTGAGAAGTCTTTGACTACCCTCAATAAACAAGACCCAGTATCAGAATACAACACTCAGTTGTGGAACACTGGTATTGAAGCAAATAAAGACCAAGCAAGAAAACAGAAGCGTAGACTTCATTATGTTTCTAATGTCTTTGTTGTTTCAGACCCTAAAAATCCCGACAACGAAGGTAAAGTCTTCTTATACAAATACGGAAAGAAAATCTTTGAGCAACTCAAAGAAGCAATCTCACCAGCATTTGAAGATGAGAATGCAATCAATCCTTTCGACCTAAGAGAAGAAGGTGCAAACTTCAAAATCAAAATCAGAAAAGTTGATGGTTATTGGAACTACGACAAATCAGAGTTTGATACACAAGCACCACTTTTTGATGATGAAAGTAAGTTAAACACTATAAATAACTCTACCTTCTCATTGTCAGAAATCATATCACCAAATGAGTTTAAAACTTATGATGAGTTGAAAACTAAACTCGACAGAGTTCTAGGACTTAGTGGTGATGTAAGTAATTCTACAGCAGAGTCAATTGCAGAAGACCAAGAAGAAGTGCCTTGGGCAGATGTAAACAATTCTGTTGCAGATGAACCTGTAGTTGCATCAGCAGAATCAACACTAGAATCAGACAGTGGAGACGATGCGATGGACTACTTCAAGAAATTAGCTACAGACTAATTTCTGATTTTGGGGAAGTCGTGTATAATAATGTGTCCTTGAAGACGACTTCTTTGACTAAGGCCGTGGATTGAGCAATATGCTTTGGGGGTGCTTAGTAGGGGTAAGAACATCAGCAACACGCGGGATGTTCGGTGAAGAGCGGGATGCTGTAACAGTAGGGGCAACTTCACATTCTTTTAAAAACCCACTTGTCAGTGGGTTACCTTTTTTAGTATAATATAAATATGCCAAGTGTAAAACCAAGAATACATCCGAAATCAAAACATGTCGAACCTTTTGACAGAATGCTTCGTAGGTTTAAGAAAGCCTGTGAGAAAGCAGACATTGTTGGTGAAGTTCGTAAAAGGGAATATCATATTAAACCTAACGAATTAAAAAACCAAAAGAATCAAGACTTAAAAAGGAGACGCAAACTTGAGAAGAAAAGGTCAGAACAAAAAGGTTATCGTAGAAGATAGTGTAAAGATATTTGCACTCGTCCTTTTATTTTCCCTCGTAATATTATTCAAGTATATAGCAACAGGTTGTGTTGTTATGTGTGGTGATTGGTATGATGATGTTGAATACATCGACCCAGTAAAAATTAATGTAGAGAATATAACATGAGTCAATGGCATGGTGGCAAAGGGTTCCAAAAGAAGGAACTCAAACGAAGAACTCTACTCAGAGAACTGGGAGAAAATCTTTGGCAAACCAAAACCTGAAATTAAAGCTCGTAAAGAAACACCTTCACATGGACTTACTCAAGTCCATAAAGATAAAACGAAAGTTATTCCTAGAAAACAGAAATATAAAGATTAGGCTGGAACATGTCCTGTAGTATCGCCAGG